CCGTTCCAGCGCCGCGACCTGGTCGTAGATCGCCGGGGTGAGGAAGTGGTATTGCTCATTGAGTTGCCGCAGCGTGGCGATCGGCGACTGTCTGAGCTTCTCGAACACCTGAAGGGTCTTGTCCACGCCGACGCCGGTCAGCGCCGCCATGTCCAGCGTCGCCTGCCCAACCGTCTGCAGCTCAGAGCGCGTGAACTGACCGGACCCGACCAGGGCGGCGAGCGCGTCCTTTGCATGCCCGATCGTCGTCGCGCCACCCGCCATCGCTGCGGCCAGCTTGCGGATTCCGCCGACCGTTTCTCCGGCATAGTCATTCGTCGCCGCCAGCGCGCGATTGAACTTGCTGTCCTCGGCTTCGCCGCCGACCAGTCCGGCGACAAACACGCCGATCACCGCCGCCAGGCCGGCGACGGCCGCCCCAGCGCCCGAGAACAGCAGCGGCAGCAGTCCGACCCGGTTGCCAAGCGTGAAGATCGACCCTTCGAGCCGGGTGTAATTGCCGCGAGCCAGCTCACCTGCGAGGACGCCATATTCTCGCGCGGCCATGCCGGATGTCAGCGACATCTGGTGCAGCCCACGCTCGGCGCCGGCAGCGCCCTCAGCCACCTCCGCCAGGCGCTCGCGGCTGGTGGCCAGCTTGCCTGACAGATAGTCGAAATCATCCCCGCTGATGCGGCCGGCTGCATTCAGGGCGTTGAGCTTGGCCTCAAGTGCATCGAGGTCCGCGAGCTTCTTCGCCTGCGGGTCGATCCGCTGATACAGCGCAGCCACACTCGGGAGCGCGCTCGGCGCAGCCGCCTCGGCGTCCAGCGCAGCCGGCTTGACTCTGGATTCCGCGACATAGGCCGCATAGGCCCGGCGGACATTCTCGATCTCTGCGGCCGTCAACTTCGCAGCAGCTGCCTCGGCGCCCAACGCAGTCGTTTCCGCTTCGGTCGCAGTGGTCGCTGCCGCCGTAGCGTCGCCAGCTGTGACGGTCTCGCTGCCGACCTTGATCTTGGCGCGCGCCTGCTCGATTGCTGCGGCAGTGCCGGCAGCGGTAGTCGCGTTGGTCTGCGTCGCCTGCTCGCGCAGCCTGGCCTCGGCCGCCGTGACCTGCGCCAGCGCCGCCTTGGCCTGGTCGACCACGGCTCGGATGATGAGCTGGACCTTCAGATCAGCCATTGATTTCCTCCATCAGTTTGGCAGCGGCTCCGTCCCCACCGAATGCCACCCCAATGCCGGTCGCGATCTGGAGCGCCTGCATCGACTGCATTCGATACGCCGCCGCCGCAAATAGCTGGATCTGCGGTATCGTGTAGTGCGGGATGTCGCACCACCGATGTCCGCCCGCGATCAGGAGCCCGACGACTGCGGCCCAGCGGCCGGATCGGGATTCGGGCCCGACGGGGTCGTCGCACTCGCTCCAGTCAGGCCGACCATCATCCGCGCGAGCGAAGGGCCCACGCGCCGGGCGAAAAAATCTGCATTGACCGCCACGCAGTAGCCGAGCAGATCCGCCGCTTCATCCAGCGCGAGCCCAGCCACCCAGTCCTCTGGCCGACGCGACAGATGCGCAGTCAGCGGCACGAGACGCTCGGCGTGCCGGAGCACCAGGTCGATCCAGCGGCTGTCCGGCTCGCCCAGCTCGGCGAGCATCGGACCGGCCAGCTCGAGCGTGCGGGCGAGTTCGCCGAATTTCAGGGGCGTCAGCTCGATCGTCTCACTCCCGATCTCGATCTGCGTGGGCACATTCAGCAGCGCGCGCAGATCCGCCTGATCGTTCGCGCCGCTCATGCCGGCCAGCCCTGGCTGATATCCGTCGTCATATCGGCCTGGACCTCAGGTTGCAATGCCTTCTCGCGGCGAACGCGGCCTGCACGTGCGCACGGATCGCCTGCGCGAGAGTCGCCACATCGGCTGCGGCAAGGCTGACGAACGTGCCGTCCGCCATTTTCCAGTCGATCGCGCTGAATCCGGGCTGCATCGAGGCCAGCAGCGCGCCCATCACCAGCGCCTGGCTCTGCCGATCCGTCGCCACGGGATGACCATTCCAGCTCGTCCCCCCGGTCTCGGCGAGATAGCGCCGCGCGGTCAGAGCAGCCAGCGCCGCCGTCAGCTTCGCCGAGTCGATGTCGGCCTGCGGCACGCCTGCGGCAAGAGCATCGGATTCGGTGACATTGCAGTACTTGATGCCTTGGTATTCGATGTTGTAGATCGCTTCGTTCATTGATCAGCTCTGATTGAAATCGAGTGCGTTGCCGAGGTTGTGCACCACATTGCGTGGACCCATGTCAGCGCCATACGACAGAACGTTGATCAGACTTTTCCAGGTAGCTCCTGCCGGGAGAGTGACACTTTGGGCCGACAAACAAAACGCGGATTTCGTGTTGATGAGTTTCGATTTCACATTTCCTGAAATGGCTCCTGACGGGCTGAGTGTCAACGTCACAAGACTTAATCCGATTGACGCAGTTTTGATGTTCGCCGACCCATACATAAATTCGGTATCGACGATTTGCACATTTGCGCTTGACAAATTACACGATCCGTCGCCACCATACCAAATATTGATAATGCCGCTATTTTGGACAACTGCCCCAGACAAACCCTGAACAGATGCAGAGCGCAAGCTGATCAACGAAAAGTTGACCTGCGTGTCATTATTCAGATACAGGCCGCCAACGGTGACATTGGCGCCGTCAGTCGCAATCTGTCTGAGCACTGTATCTGATCGATGATCTGCTCCGTTCCAACTCGTGATCAAGAGCTTTTGTCCATCCAGATTGACAATCTGTGACAGATCGTGAGTCTGATTCGCCGCGAGATGGATCGTTGCTTCCGCAAAGGGCGGGACAGCTGCGATCGCGCCTGCGAGCGACTGCTTTGGCGAAGCGGTCGACAGCCCATTCGCCGCATCGGACCCGGACACTGAGTCGACGTATAACGGTCCGGCAGTCAAATCGGGCGCCATCTGCGTCTGCAGCCACGCCGACAGGGCGGACAGCGTGAGACTGCGATCGATGTCGTCGCCCTGCCGCACGTGCAACAGGTCGGCCACATTCAGAGCTGCGGCGACCGGCAGTTGGGATAAGTCGTTGCTCATGATGATCCTCAGCGGATGCTGATCTGCACTTCGTCGTTGCCTGCCACGGGCAGGAAGCGCAGATCGAAGTCGAGGAAGGCCACGCCGTTGTCATCGCTCTCGGTCGGCGTGGTGATCTGCACGGCCGGCGCCAGGACCTGCACCTGATTGGTCGTCGGCCCGTGCACGATCGCGAACGCGCCGGTTGCCAGGTTGAGGACCTGACTCAGCCAGTCCTCCGTCGCCACGGGCGTGCGCTGGATGCTGATCTTTCCGGTGCTCTGCCGATCCGTAATCCGCACCGTCTCGCTTTCGCCGACGTAGCTGGTCATCGCCACGGTATTGCCGAGGTCGAAGCTGAAGCTGCGCAGGACACCGCTCGACAGGCCAAGCAGATTGAAGCCTGTGGTGTTCTGCGAGTTGACCGCCCGCGGCAGTTGATAGGCGCTGGTGACCGGCGTGCCGAGCGAGCCGTCCGCCACGCCGGCGTAGACCCCGGTCAGCGTGATCTTGTAGCTCGGGATCTTGCCGGTTTGCATGTCCAGCGTCAGCGTGCCTCGGCAGCCGGTGGCTTTTTGGATCACGCCGTCGATCTCGTAGTACACCGTGATCGAATCGAACGGCAACGTGCTGATCGGGTTGTAGTCGACCTTGGTGCCGGCCGTGACCACGCGCTGCAGGGCGCAGGACCGCAGCAGCGCGTCATAACCCGGGGTCGGCGCGGCCGGCCCGGCAGTCCCGAATCCAGCCATCTCGAGCTCGACCTCGATCTTCACCATCGACATGCCCACCACCTGCTGGAATCCGCCGAGATAGCCGCGGATCAAGGTGCGCTCGTCGTAGGTGATGTCGAGCGGAGTGACGGTCAGGCTGCGCAGCAGCACCCCGTCCGTCGCCGCGGCCGGCGTCGAATCCGTGCCGTACGTCGTCTCGAGTTTGGCGAGGATTTTGCGTTTGCGTGTGAGTAGCGACATGGCGATGGTGCCCTCAAGTCTGGCTGGTGGTGATCTTCAGATCACCGCTGTTGGTGGACAACACTGGCGGCGGCGTATTGATCGGCTCCGCTTCGGCCGTCGGCGGCGTCACCGTGCTGTAACTGCCTGCGCCGCTGTCATAGCTCAGCGCGCCGGCCTGGTCCGGGGGTGGTGTCGGCATTGCTCAGTTCCTCTTGCGCCGCCTGCGGCGGTTGCTTCCGGATTCGTCGGCCGATTCGGGCGCCGCATCATCGGCGCCGCCCTCCTCGGGTCCATCCGTGCTCACGGGTTGTACTTGCGCATCCTCGGCTGCCTGGTGCAGCCGCTGAGCCTCCTCACTGTCCGCGGGATGCAGCACGCCAGTGCGCGCATCGCGCACAAACGCACCGCCGCGGCCGTGATGAGGCGAATGGCGGCTCACGGGGTGGCCCTCAGGTAGGAGTCGGTGGTGAAGCTGTCCTCCCAGAGCACCGCCCCGGCTTCAAAACGGCTCAGGACGCCGCCGGCGTAATACAGGGGAGAGTGGTCCGCATCCGCCGACCAGCCGAGCAACGCAGCGATGACCTGAGCTCGCTTCGCCTCCACCAGGTCGACCACCGCATCACCGGTCGCGTCCCCGGCAGAAGCGGTCCAGAAGATGACCGAATAGGTCTCGATCAGCCGCTGACTGACGGCGTTGATCAGGTGATTTTCACCCGGCTTCACCGCCGACAGCACGAGGTAGGCGTCTGCTCCGGCAAACTGTCGGCGGTCGAGCGCCACGGCGAGCTGGGCGGCGCCCTGAACTCGGCCGAACACTCCCTGTTCGACCAGCCGAGCCTTGATCTGGGAGATCATGAGCCCACCGGTCCAGCACTGGGATCGAGATAGTCAGCCAGCGTTGCGCCGTCGAACGTGACGCCGTTACCGGACCACAGCGGCGCCGGCTCTTCTGCACCGCCCGTTGGCGGCGGCGTAATGCCGAGCAACACAGACCCATTCGCGACACTGGACAGCCACTTCACATCTGCAGCGTACCGGTTCGCGACCTCTTCACTCGCGCCCTGGTCCCACAGGCGATACCGCGCAATGTCACAGGCGACACGCGCGAGCACCGGCGGCACAGTCGACAGCGGAAGCTGATAGCGGACCGCAAGGTAGCTGTCGATTTCGTTGCCGGCGTCGGCCAGCGCCTGGTCGAGCGCGGGCGAATCGCCAGACGATCCGCTGAGCTGCAGCAGCTCGTCGGCGCCGAATCGCGCGATGAAGTCCGTGGCGGCGGCGTAGGCCATGCTTACCCCGCTCGCTCGCCGGCGACGCCGACCGGCGCATCCGCTCGTTCGGCGACCCCGAGCGCAACCAGTGCATCACCATCGCGCTTTCGGATTTGCGCCGTCGCGCCAGGCGCGATCAGCTCACCGTCGTGCAGCACCGGCTGGACTGCCGTGATCGAGATCATCTCGTCGACGGCATCGAGCGCGAGCTTGCTCTTGTTGGCCATCGTCAGCTCCTTACGCCGGGGTCTGGATCAGGAAGCCGGAGGTGATGCCGCTGAGCACCGGCGCGCGCTCGTAGCTCACGCCGTACACCCAGCTCTTCGTGTTGTTTTCCCAGTAGGGCTGCTCGGTCATCGGGTGGCCCTGCATCGTGTAGGTGTAGCCGTAGGACGGCTGCGCCGCGTCGATGCCGCCGAGCGCCGTGTAGGCCAGGACGATGGCATTGCCCCAGATGTCCGAGAACACGCCCTGCGCAGAGGAGACCACACCCTTGCCGACCACGACGTTGGG